CCCTTCGACTCGGTCGGAGTCCCCCTGTCGCACGCCCTCAATCTATTCCTCCCGTTCGTTCAGAAGGAGGCCGCGGACCTGGCCCGCTACGTCTACGGGGCCACCGCCGACCGGGAGCCCGCCCTCGCCGCGTTCACGCCCGAGGCGGTCCGCAGGATGGTCCAGAGGTATATCAAGACCCCGGACCTGCGGTTCTCCCCGGTGGAGGTGCCCAAGGGCGGGGGCTCCAAGTCCAAGATCAGGCTCGAGTTCTTCTCCAAGTTCCTCGGGCGGCCCCTGACCGTCACCGATCTGCTCTACTACCTCGCAGCCAGGGCGACGGAGGGGAAGTACGCGTACATCACCCGCTACCCGGTGGAGAACTACCAGAGCATCTTCCCAGCCAAGGTCCGGTTGCTTTCCACCTATAAGACGAAGGAGGAGACCATCGACGGAGTGAGGTTCCCGGAGTGGCCGGACGTGGCTGGGCACTCCGACGCCCCGGAGCATGCCTTCCTCGACACCTGCCTATTGAACGCGGCGTACTTAAGGACGCTCGGGGCCGACTTTGACGGTGATACTATCTCCATTCGAGGCCTTTTTACCCAGGAGGCCAACGCTGAGGCCGCCGCGGCCGTCGTCAGTAAGAAGAACCTCTTGGACGCGAACGGCCAGAACGTCCGGTACGTGGACAGCAAGGAGCCGGTCCTAGCGCTGTACAACCTGACGAGAAGTTAAACTCATGGGGAGTAATGCCCGTACGCCGGTCAAGCGTACGGGCTCTTTCCCGAGGCGTAACGAATCAGAAGTTCGCACTGATATTATGTATTTTGAAAGGTGGTGATTTCAATGAAAAAGAACAAAAAGCCCTCCAGCAAGGCACCCGCCAAAAAGATAGCTGTCAAGAAGGTCGTCACCCCGTGCTGGAACAAACTGAAGGCCATGTTGAATAAGTGACGGAGGTGCCCTTTGCCAAGCAGCCCTTCTGGGCTGTTTTCTTTTGAAAGGAGCAAGTATGGACGACGATTGGCCTGAAAGCCCCTCTTCCTGGGATGACACCTGGGAAGAACAGGAGGACTAAGACTTGAGAAAAAACCCGGGGCCGTCGCCGGCACCGGGTTTTTTCTCAAAACATGTAGAGCTTCTTCCGCCTGGGGTCCTTGGCGAAATTCGAGCGAAGCTTCTCGAGGAGCTCCTCCCTCTTGTCCTCGGCCTCTTGGAGTTTGTCCATGAAGAGCTCGATGCTGCCGTAGATCGTGTTGACATTGGCAAACCTCTGCCTGATCGGGTGGAGGCTCGCGGCCACATCGTAGTAAGCCAGCTTCATGAAGAGCTCCCGGAGGGAGTTCGGGATGGTGGTCATGTGGGCCGGGTGGACAGCCTTCAGCTCGACGAGCAGGCTGCTCCACACCTTGTTCTTCGGGTATACCTCCACCATGTTCGGGGACCTGAACTCGAAGGTGAGAGGCAGTACCGCCAGGCTCTCGATGCTGTTGATCATGTAGTTGTCGAGTGGGTTCGTCCCCCTCCAGTAGGACGGGAAGATCCCGAGCTGGATCTCGTTGTAGAGGACCTTGCTGACCCCAAGCAGCTCATAGTCCGTCTTCAGGTAAAAGACCCCGATGTGCCCCGGGACGGCGTCGGCCGTCGGGTCGATCGTGATCTTCGGGAAGCACGGGTAATAGTTGCTGAAGGTCGGGAGGGTCTCCTGGATAACGGTCTCCATGAAGTCCTTCTTCGAGAGCTCCAAGACCTCCATGTGGGAGACCCCGAGCTTCCTCTCGATGTACCTCAGGACATTGGTGGCGTTGATGACTCCCACGGGCCTCCCCCTTCCGTCAGGACCGGGACAGGAAGTCGTCGATCTCCCTGTGCACGTACCGCTCGATGGCGACCTTGACGATCCGGCCGTCCTCGTGGAAGTTGACGAACCTCATATCCGGGTCGATGGTGATCCGGCAATTCTTTGGGATCTCGAACTGTTCGGCGACGGTGCGGAAGCGCCGGCTGCTGTCCCTGACGAACTTGATCACGTCAGTGTTGAGGATCGGGCGGACGGCCCCGAGGGAGAGGCAGTCCTCCGTGAGGACCGACTTCTGGTCCTTGTTCCGCAGCATGTTCATGGTGCTCTCGCGGACGATGGACTCCATGTAGGCGATGCTGTGAGAGGGGTGTACTACCCAGTCGTACGAGAATATTGTGAGCGGCCCCTTCACCTCGACGTAATCCGACTTGTTCTCGACCACCGGGCTGACTCCGCGCATGCTGAAGGCCACCTTGCAGCCCTGCTCGACGAGACCCTTGAAGTCCCGGCCCGCCATGGTGTTGGCCGACTCGATGACCCCATGGACCACCTTGTTCAACATTCCGATCTCGGTGACGATGTGGGAGATCCTGGTCTGATCAATGTGCATCTGGCGCCGAATGTCCGGGTCCACTGGGTGCCCGCATTCGCCGAAGAAGGTCTTGGTGGCGAGGCGCTCCTTCACGTAGGGAGATTGGATGGCCTGCTCCATGACGGACTCCCTGTACATGCGCTTGTTCCTGTTGACCTTGTCGACGTCCTGGAGTGGGCTTTTGATCTTGATCCAGTCCTTGTTGTTGGACACTACCTCGGGCTGGGCCTGAAAGGCCTCCTCGCAGATAATGTACCCGACCAGGTTCGGGTCGGCGTACTCGTTCAGCGTTTTCATTTTTTGTCGTCCTTTCTTATAGTCCGGCAACATTATATTGATATGTTCAGCAGCAGGAATCGATCCTGTGGCGGAAAGAAAGGAAAATACCATGATTGACTTCAAAGCGGCCTTCCTGGAGGCCGAGGAAATGGTTCGCAGGGAAAGGGCGAAGGCTGAGCCTGGGGACTACTCCCGGTTGCTCGAGGAGGATGACGAAAAGGATGAGAAGGAACCCGAGAAAAAGAAGTCTTCCCCCGAGCCCGCCAGGGCGAAAACCTCGTCTTCCGACAGGAACGTGGAGGACGTCAACAAGGAATTCTCGCAGCTCATGAAGGAGAAGGACAACCCCGGCTTCACCATGAAGCTGTCCAGGTGGATCATCGAGAAGGTGAAGAACATCTATCGGATGACCCCGGAGGAACTAGCGGGGGAGGAGACGAACATCATCAAGTTCGTGGTCAAGCTCCTTCTCCTGCTCGGCGTCTATCAGGCCGGTGGGGTCCTCTACGCCGTCCTCGCGTGGTACATCGACAGGCGGCTGAGGGTGGGGGTCAACTTGGCCCAGAAGGCTAGACTTATCAAAAAGCTCGAAACCGAGCTCGAAATGGTCGAGTCCAAGCTAGCTGACGAGAAGGACCCGAAGGAAAAGGATGTTTTGATCAAGGTGAAGAACCACCTGAAATCGGGGATCGCCAAGCTCGCGACGGCCAAGACGATTTGACGGGAGAGAAAGGATGTTTTTGGAAAGCAAGGAAGAGATCCTCAAACGGAAGAAAAGGACTGACCCGGCCGGGAACACGAAGGGCGAAAAGCCTGGCAAGCCCGGCGATGGCGCCCCGGAGGACCTGAAGTCCGAGCGTGACGACGCCGGAAAGGGCCGGGAGGACGCCTCTGCGGTCGTCAGGGAGGCCGACGAAGACCCAGCCCCAGAGGATAATAAAAAGGAAGACCCGGGGGACGCCGACGTCGGGGAGGGGGAGGAAGATCCCCCTCTGGGAGGGGAGGAGGATACCGAGGACGACGAGAACGCCGGGGACGACCTTGATACCGGGCTCGACGACGCCGAGGATGACGAGGCAGACGCCCATGCCAACAGCAAAAAAGACGCCGTCGAAAGCGTTAAGAAATACAGACTCATCGAATTCTACAAGGAGCTTCTCAAGCTCTGCCGCACCCTGAGGTCCGACATGGCCTCCATGGCCGACACCGTGCCCGACGACCAGTCCAGGAAGATCGTCCTTCAGTACGCCAAATACGTGGACAACACGATCGAGAAAATCGAGTTCGTCCTTGAACACTATGCAAAGAGGTTCAGGTACCCCAAGCTGCTCATGGTCTTCGTCCAGCTCAAGACGACCATCGACATGATCGTCGAAACGATTGGGAAAATCGCCCCGAAGGGGTGACCCGAAGCCCAAGGGCGAGTCGATTTCGCGCTGCCGTCCGGGTGGCAAGGGTAACAGTTTATTAACTTCGTAACGCAAGGGGCCGGCGCCGCGCCCCTCGTTCGGAAAATTCAAAATCGAATACAACCTGAAAGGAGGGGTCTTCCTCGGAGAGCCATTGGGAAGACCGTCAGCCGCCATGTTGGAGTACAGGAACAGTCCCGTTAAGGTCCAGAACGATGGCTTTTCCGCCATCCTGAAGGAAGCCTCAGAGTTCTTCCAGGAGCAGAAGGTCGCCATGTTCGGCACCGGCTTCGAGGAGATCGTCTCTGAGAACGCTCTCTTCAATTCGTATGTCGAGAAGCTCTGCGAGGGGCTCCCCGCCGACGAGCTCGCTAGCACCCAACAGCTCCTCGAGAACTGCCGCCTAGCTATCCTCCAGGAAGCCTCGATTTCCGGTATCCAGCCCTACGCCTCCCTCTCCATGCCCACTGTCCGCAAGATGTGGACCCGCGTGGCCATGAAGAACGTCGTCCCGACCGAGGCCGTGAAGGTCCCGAAGTTCGTCATCTCTTGGATGGAGCCCTACCTGAAGGACAGCGACGGCACCAAGCACAGCCTCCCCGCGGCCTTCAAGAACCCCGCCACCAACGGCATCCTCGGCCGCCTGAAGCCCCTGGCCTGCGGCGTCATGGCTCTGCCGCTCGACGGCGTTGACCTTCTGACCGTCAACGGCCAGACCCGGCTCGCCAACGACACCCTGTCGCCGAAGTTCTACGTCAGCAAGGTGGTCATGGAAGTGACCGATGCCAGCGGCGCCAACCCCGAGAACAAGACCGTCGACGTCAAGTTCGAGCGCGACATGCGCGGCAATATCATGGGCGTCGTCACCGCCGCCCACACCGACACCACCATCAACACTGACACCCTGTTCGGTCACGTCGACATCGCCACCGGCCTGATCAATGCCACCTCGCTCAAAGGCACCATCCAGAGCATCGAAGTCGTCGGCCACCTGTCGCCGGAAGCCAACGAGCGGTCCCAGCAGGTCAGCTTCGACATCCAGACCAAAGACGTCACCGTGCCCCCCGGCCAGCACATCAATGCCCCGCTGCCGGTCGAGTGGCTCACCGACCTAATGGCACTGTACAACATCGACGGCGCCACCTCTGTGGTCGAGCTGATGTCGAATGTCGTGGCCCAGGCCCTCGACTTCGAGCTGATCAAGTTCCTCGACGACAGCTACACCGCCAACGGCGCGACGTACAACAAGATCTTCAACGTCCGCCCGAGCGCCGCCTTCGCCTTCTCCCAGAAGGAGTGGAGAGAAGAGCTCAAGACTGTCATCAACTGGCTGGCGCTCAAGATCCAGAATGACAGCAGCTACTACAACGGCGTGTTCGTCGTGTACGGCCACCCGATCGACGTCGAGCTCATCACCAACGTGAACTGGGTGTTCACCTCGACCGCCGACGAGCGCGGCGGCGTGAAGGTGGGCTACAACATCGGCGCCTACAGCGGCACCGCCCTGAAGTACCTCATTGTCTCCACCCCCAACGTGCCCGCTGGCGAGCTTCGGATGATCTTCATCCCGGACGCCGTCGACCTCATGACCTACAAGTACTACCCGTACTCCTTCAACATCGAGAAGGGCTACCTCGACCCACAGATGCCCAACGTGCCCTCGATCATGATGACCAAGCGCCACACCATGGAGGAGCTCGTCCCCCTGTGCGGCCGCATCACGATTGTCAACAACGACGGCACCCTGCCCGCGTCCGCGCCCTGACCCTAAAGCCTAGCGAAAGCGGGCCCCATGTCCCTCCGGGGGCATCGGGCCCTTTCTCACCCGAACAGGAAAGGAGACTTGAAACCAGATGATCAAGGAAGAAGCCAGGGCGGCGGCCGACGCGATAAAGACGGCGTTCTCGGCGGCGAGGAGGGGCGACAGGAATCCGGGGACGATGGTTTCGGCGTGCAGGGCGGCAGGGGTGTCCCTGAAGGACTTCATCGTCGTGCCCGACTTTTCCCGGCCGACGGTGAGGGCGTTCCCCTCCAAGGAGGACTTGGAGCAGGCCGCATCGACGATCCACTCCAGGGGGGCCGACTTCCAGATTGACCAGTGCTCTTCCGTCGTGCTCGAGGTGTCCGAGGAAGCCCTGTCGGTGTGCACGGGGAAGGAACTGTGTGCGGCGGCGTTATCGGTGTTCGATACAAAGTTCTTTCTCGGGAAGTGTCAGATCGGATCAGACCCGGCGATGCTAATCGCCTCCACCGTGTTGAAAAAGACGGGACTGGATGCGGGGGAGGTCGCGGTCCCGGCGGGGATTTTCCTCCTCATGGCGGTCTACGCGGGGCGGCAGTTCGGCCGCTCGCAGCCCAGGCAGTCCGGCTTCCCGGCCAGGATGGGATGCCTCAAAGCCGAGGAGTCTGCCTTCACGAAGTTCCAAGCGGGGGCTAGGTCGCTCCAGGTCCCGTGGCCCGAGGGGGGTCTGCCATTCTGCCGCAAGGGGAGCCTTAGGGAGGCGGTGGCGGCGATGAGGGAGTCGGACCCCAGCCCTTTCGTCAGGGCCGTGCTCGACTCGGTGGATTCGGCGATCCCGGCATCCCCCTTTTCCCTCAGAAGGGCAGCCCAACATTAAGGTATTTCCAGGAAACGGAGGCGATCCTGAACGATGGGGAAGCGTGAAGACGGGTCTTTCGTCTACGACTACACCACGAGGAACCTCAGCTTCATCAGGATGTACAAATTCCTGAAGGAGCGGGGCATCAAGAACAACAAGTTCTTCCTCAAGCTTTACGACCAGAACCTCCTCGGCATCGACCCCTTGGACGAGTCGAGGCTGACCTTGGAACTGAAGGCGAGGATACTCCAGGAAATCAGCGTCAACAAATGGTACTACCTCAGGGAGGTGGTGAGGATACCAACGCCGGGCGGCCCTAACCAGTTCGTCCTCCACCGGGGGAACCTGGCAGCGCTGTTCTGCCGGAAGAAGAACCTCAATGTGGTCCTCCTCCTCCCGAGGCAAAACTACAAGACCACCTCGATCATCGCCGACGACACGTGGATCTACCACTTCGGGACGGAGAACACCATGATCTTGTACAGTAACAAAGAGTTCGCCGACTCGAAGCTCAACCTCAAGAAGTTCAAGGACATCGTGGACCTGCTCCCAGAGTACGTGAAGGACGCGGTCCTGACCAAGGGGAAGGATACCGACAACGAGACACTGATTTGGAGCGCGAAGACCAGGAACAGCATCAAGCCGCTCCCGTCCGCGAAGGACCCGAACTTCGCGAACAAGTTGGGCCGCGGTTTGACTACACCGATTGTCAACTTCGATGAGTGAAATGCTTGCTCATCTAAAACTCTCTTAATTGCTGGGACACCCTTAGAGTTTCGCAACTACAGCGGAAGGTAATTCTATACGCGACAGTAAAAAAATGCGAAAATTGGGCTATCAGCAGCCGGATTTGACGAAATGCCTTCCTTAATTAGAAATTAATATTTGAAGAGGAAGGCATGAATAGTCTGAATTGGTGGATAAAAAGAATCTCAAAACTCACAGACGGTGAATACGAACTGGTTTAATTCAACGGAATTTGTAAAAAGTCAATTTCAAGCATTCGTGTGGAAACGAATACAAAGCACAAGTTGAAAACTTCATCTACAAGGGATTTGGAAGTGGTTATTCATATTGGGTGTCTCCAAAAAATTCATAGTAAAAGAAAGAACATGTAGCATATGTGGAGATACTGATCCTAAAAGGATTAAGAAAAAGCCGGAAAGTTTCGAATTGGAAGTTCAAATTCTCGACAACTCGTATGTGCTGATGAGCCCGTATTCTGGATTGAAAGAAAAGATTTCCATCAAGCACATTGGGTGCGGCAGAATTTTCGAAATGAGACCCAACGACTTTATCTCCAATGGGAACAGGTGTCTTGCCTGTTCCAGAAAAGGGCCTTTAAAAATTTACAAGTTCGTTGAAAAAGTCATGATTGAGAATGACTTGGAATACAAAACGGAATATTTTATCGACGATTGCAAGTTTGTGAAAAAGCTTCGTTTCGACTTTGTTGTTTTTCAAAAGTGAAACCATGTTTCCTGGTAAAGCCGACAGGAAACAGCACATAAAACCGTCATTTGGTGACAATTTTGAAAAGCAAGTCTAGCGAGATGAAGTCAAAAACCAATACTGTAAATCCAAAGGTATTCCATTGATCAGGTTCAATCAGAGAGATTCGAAAGAAACCAAACAGGAAAAGGCAAATCTGGTTCAACGACTATCGAAACCCTGCCGGAACGGCAGAAGGGAGTAGAGTACACCCCATGCGGGGTGGAAATAGAGAGCATCCCCAACGGGATGAAGATATAGTCTCATCTTTACGGAAACGTAAAGCAGCCAAAGCTGCATGCAGTGTTGCGATCTGCATGAAAGAAATTTAGGGGCATTTAGCAAGTACAACAAGATAATTTACTCTTCGGCCGCGCCGGCACTGTCGAAGGCGGCCGAGTTTGCCGCGGCGAACGGGAAGCCCTATTCCAAGACGATAACGACCACTCCGAACATTCTTGACTCCCCCGAAGGGGCCTTCTGCAAGGCCCAGATCGACGGGGCGTGCAAGTTCACCGAGCTCTTCTACGACTGGAAGAGGCCTCGAATCCAGGAGTACATCGCCAAGAACTCCAGGAACGACTTCGTCCACGTCGAGTTCTCCTATAGGGAGCTTGGGCTGAGCGAGGAGTGGTTTAGGAAGGAGTGCAGGAACCTCGAGAACGACATGGGTGCCATCAAGAGAGAGATCCTCCTCGAGTGGTGCCACGTCAACGACACCTCCCCGTTCTCCGAGGAGTCCATGGCCGCCATCGACGCCAAGCTGAGGGAACCAACCGGCAAGCTCGTGGTGAACGACTTCTACGTGTTCGACTTGTACGAGACCCTCAACCCGATGACCCCATACGTCGTGGGGGTCGATGTCGCGGGCGGCCTAGACCTCGATTCGTCCTCGGCGACCATAATTGACCCGTTCTCGTTCGCGACCGTCGGGCATTTCAAAAGCAACAAGATCGACACAAGGGACCTATCAGATATGCTCGAGCGCCTCGTGAAAGTGCTTCCGAACTGCATCCTGGCGCCGGAAAGGAACTCCCTCGGCAAGGGAGTGATCGACAACCTCCTCGCCGGCCCCGCCGCCAAGAATGTGTACTGGGAGGTCAGGGAAGTCAAGGCCGAGAAGAAGGTCATGGATGGGAGGGTCGTCAGGTCCGCGGCCAAGAGGCGGGTTTACGGGGTTAGCACCGACTCAGCTAGCCGTGACCTGATGATCAACGAAATCCTGTTCACCCTAGTGGCATCCGAGCATGACAAGGTCGTGTGCAGAGCGATCTTCCAGGACATCAAGGACTTGGTCAGGAACAAGAAAGGCAAGATCGAACACCGGGCCGGGGCCCACGACGACAGCCTGTTCTCATACCTGATCGGAAGGTATGTCATCAATTTCGGGTCGAACCTAAAGCACTATAATATTTCGAGAACCCCGGACGCCAACAGGAAGGCGGTCGCCTCCAAGGCTTCGAACCTTTTGGACCGGATCGCCGTGCGGAACTCGCCATCGGCCGGCCAATCCAGGCTCCTCGAGGAAATGATCGAAAGGCAGTTGGACGCCAAAATGAGGGAGGCCGAGAGAAAGGGGGCTGGAAAGGCGAGTAGCCTGCTCCTGTCCATTCTCGCGGCGAACTCCCCGTCCAGGGGGGCCGACGAGTAAGGCAACGGAAACAAGGAGGAATCGAATGGAACAAAACCAGGTGGTCGGGGAGGTTGAGAGGGAGCAGGTGCTCCAGTACATTTCGGACGGCATCCTCATGGAGAACGTCAGAAGGCAGGTGGCATCCTCGGACATGCCGTCGTCGGGGGGCGTCGACTACCTCGGAGGCCTGGACTACAGGTTCCGTTACCTCCACGACGTCAAGTTCCGCCAGAATGACGAGCTGAGGGCCGAGCTAAGGAGGATCAGGGAGAGGGCGTACTCCGAAGTCCTTTCCCTTCTGGAGTCGAAGTTCGGCTTCAGGCTCAACCCCGACAGGACGGGGGCCGCCATCCACGACGTGGCGGAGCTTTACAGGTTTTTTGTAATCAGGTACCGGAGGGTCATGACCGAGCTGCTCTATTCCGAGGCGATGGCCGGGAAAAAGCAGTTCGTCCAGATGTTCAAGCCGGAAACGTCGAAAAAGGACCTTGGAATTTACTCCCTCCGCAAGCTCCTAAGGAACTTCGACAACGTGGTCGTCGTCCATAACATCGAGAAGATCGTGGGTCACGTGAGGGAGTCCATCGGGCCCGAGGCGGTCGTCCCGGCCGCGGTCACATTCGACCCGGAGGAGTACAACAACATGGCCGTCGCCAGGATCTTGGGTGGAAAAGGCGGCACGGCGTCCCTCGAGCCCGATTTCAAGGACAGGTTCTTTTCGAAGTTCGACGAGTCCGAGGACAGGCCCTTCGTGATCTTCGACGTCAAAAGCATGCTCGTGAACGCGTTCCTGAAGAATGCTCAACAATTCCAACAGGAGGAAGACCCCGAATGACCGAGAACGCCACGACAACCCCCGCCCTAGAGGCCGCGATCGAGGCCACCGCTGTGAAGGAAGGCGAGGCACAGCTTTTCCAAGACCTTTCCGACATCAAGGAAATGGAAAAGGAAATGTTCAAGGACATGGAGGACCCGAGGACCAAGATCGTCAGCGAATTCTCGGAAAAGATACGGCAACTCGAGGAGCTCGCCAGCCAGGAGAGCTCGAAACCCGGAGGCGGGAGAAAGAAGAAGGCCGCCGCAGCGATGGAATTGGCCTCGAGGTACAGAGCCCTGATCGCCCAGTACGCCGAGTCGGACACCCTCCTGCCGCTTGCCGGCCTTCCGAGGCACTACGGAGCGTACTCCATGCCGTCGGAAGAAGAGTACTCCTCCGTGCTCGCGCACGTGAGGTCCAAACTTAAGTCCTCGAAGGAGTACACCTTCCACGAACCAGACTACGTCGAGCAGCTCGTGGCGGACGCTCTGGAGGAGCCGTTCAAGTCCCATGTCAGGATTTTCTCCTACAGGTTCCTTTCCTATGTGGCCCAGACCCGGCTGAAGGACAATGCGATCTTCGTCTCCAACGTCATCATCAACGCCAACAGGCTCAGGGCCGCGACGCGTCCGTATCCCGGGAGGGACTCCTTCCTGTCGGCGGTCAGGAGGATCATCGCCGTCTCCAAGGACTTCAATCCGGGAACGGCCGGAAAGGAGGCGTCCGATGCCCCAGTTCAAGTTCCTCAAGCCTGAAAAGGGAGGGTACTCCGTCGACTGCGAACGGCTCGAGGCCTACATCCCGAAGGAATACATGTCCGGGGAGCCTGAGCTCGCGGTCCTCGAAGGGAAGACACTCAGGACCATCGGAATATTCGCCTTCAAGGCCTTCTTCAGCAAGGAATGGAAACTGTACTCCCTCGGGGTGCCCATGGACGTCGTCCTAGCGGTCCATTCCAACCGGGAAGAGACCGCGCTGAGCCTCTCCAGAAAGTCCGAGCCGGATGACTACCTTGTCCTCTCGTACTCCCGGGGCGAGACGTTCCTTCCGAACGACAACGTGATCGTCAACGACGTGTCGATAAGGAAGTTTATCAGGCTTCTGAACAGCGGAAAGCTCCCCCAGGGCCTTGAGTATTCGGGGCTCGTCCAACTCTACCACAACGCGATGGAAGCGAGCGGAGTCAACCTGGGAGTCCAGTCCCTCCTGCTTGAACTTACCCTGTCGGAGCTCTGCCGGGACTCGAAGGACCCGGACAGACCGTTCCGGCTCCGGGCGGGCCGTCCCGACGCCGGAGAGGACGGGTACAGGATGCACTCCATCATGAAGATCCCGCAGCTCTCCTCCACGTTCGCGGCGCTCGCTTTCCAGGACGTCAATGAATCCATCGTCAGCTCGATCAGGAGGACCCGCCTCGGTAAGGAGGAACGGGAAAGCCCGATCGAAAAAACGATCCGATACTAAGGAGAAAAAAATGCCCCCTAACTTCGTGATCGTCCTCGACCCGGGCCATGACGTCCGCACGGCCGGGAAGAGGTCCCCCGACGAGACTCTGCTGGAATACAGGTTCAACCAGGAGGTCGTCGACAGGGTTCTGAAGCTATTCAAGGAGTCCAGGTACAAAAACATTACCGTCCTGTCGACCAAGTCAATGACCGACCAGGATGTCCCTCTCAACCAGAGGTGTAAGTTCTCGAACGACTCCAAGGCTGACCTGTTTATCTCCGTCCACGCCAACGCGTTCAACCCCGTCGTAGAGAGGACCGACCCGAAGACCGGCACAGCCTACCGGTTGTACTCCAACGAGTGGAACCACGCCTGTGGCTTCGAGGTGTACTACAGGAGCCCGGCGGGGCTCAAGGTAGCGCAGATCTGCCATCAAGCCTACAAGGAGGAAATCTTCCAAAAGTTCAAGATTCCCGACAGGGGTATCAAGAAGACCAGCGGCTTCTACATCCTGAACAGAACCGCCGCGCCGGCCATCCTTATCGAGTTCGCCTTCTACACCAACAAGAGGGAGTGCGACCTTATGAAGACCGACGAGTTCAAAAACGCGTGCGTAAAGGTTTTAGAAAAGACGATCATCGGGTTCTGCCGCACCGCGCACTCGGCCCCCTGACCCACCGGAAGAACGGCCATCGGCGTCTACGCCGATGGCCCTTTCTTTTCGTTCGGGGCCGGGAAAGCTTCGGCTTCCAGGCCTTTCAATTCCAACAACCAATTAACTATTTGGCATTCTCAATCCCAACCTGAAAGGAGGAAGTCGGCCGGATTCGGGAGCCCCGGAGCCGGCAAGACTTGGAACCTATGGAATTTATCCACCCATCAGTACGGTCGAAAATCATCGACAACTCCATCACTTTCGTCACGGCCCAGGGGATCACCCAGCTCTATCTGGTGTTCACCTCCGATACCGGTCCTGACAACAAGATCACCCGGATCACCAGCCCCTCGGAGTGGATCTTCCACTACGGAAATCCGAACATGAGGAAGCACGGCCAGGCGGCCTATAATGCCCTCAACTGGTTGAACTCCCACGGCGGGATTTTCGCCCTCCGGGTCATGCCCGACGACGCCGGATTCTCCCACGCCATCGTCAACATCCAGTCCAAGGAGTCCCAGAAGAACGTCTTGGACGTCAACGGCGACGTTGCCGTTGTCCCCAACGTGACCCTGAGGACCGTCGCCGCCTTCAGCGACGACGCCAACGTCACCGAGGCCGCCCTCGAGACCTTCGTGAAGACCGCCAAGCCCAAGACCGTCGACGGCTTCAAGAACCACATGTTGTTCGCCGCCTACCCGAAGGGCCGCGGCAAGGCCTACGACAACCTCGGCTTCATCATGACCCTGAACGACACCCTGAACGCGACCTACCCGTTCCGGCTGTACAACTTCGAAGTGGTCAAGATTCTCGACAGCGGTGCCTTGCAGACCATCGACGGCCCCTTCCTGGTCTCCATGGACCCCGACGCCGTCTCCATCAGCCAGGAGTCAATGCACATCAAGTACGTGGTCGAGAAGTACGGTCAGTACTTGAACATCATCTTCAACGAGGAGGCCTACGACGCCCTCGGCGAGATCGTCAACCCCCACGTCAACCCCCAGGTGCTCGATTTCTTCGGCGGCGTGACCAGGGTCATCAATGAGCTGCCTGAGACCTACTTTGAGCCCCTGACACGGAAGGACGAGGACGTCCACCTGTCCCTGCTGGACTACGAGGACTCCGTCGCCACCGGCGCCAAGAATTTCGTCGACACCGCCAGCGAGGTCGAGCAGGCCGTCGTCTTGGTCGACAATGGCAACCGCCTGTCCGAGTACGAGACCAGGCTTGTCACTGTCGAGAACCAGAAGTATGTCCTGAACCGCTTCAGAGCCGGCGCCTTCCAGACCGCCATGGACCTCGTGGCCAAGGTCTCCGACAGCGGCGGCACCTACGTCCTCGACTCGGGCGAGCTGGAAGTGGCCATGGGCGAGTTCGACAGCGCCCACGCCGCCTATCTTGCGGCCGAGGACACCTACAACACCACTCCTGCCCTCCCGATCGAGGACAAGCAGGCCGCCGAGGACGCCCTCAAGCTCGCCGGCGACTACGCGAAAGGTAAGCTCGCCACCATGCTCTCGGTCATGCACAAGGCCCTCGACTACGCCCGCGCCATCCGCGAAACCGAGGCGACTCTCAATACCCTCGTCAACATCTTCGACATCAGCTCG